GCTATCGTGTTCTCTTTGAGTTAGTTAATGGGAAAACGAAAGTGATTGAGATTCAACGCATTTTGCGCCGAACGTCCACAACATATTAAAGCGCGGCGGGGCTTCCCCGCCCCACTTTAAGCTCAAATGGTAAATTAACCAGTATCTTTCATATTAAGGAGTATTAAATGCACATAGAAAACCGAGCTAATAGATTTTTTTCTAGAATATACAGATAAATTGTAATTATATCAGTGACATAATCTAGGATTAAAGTAATGGCTAACATTCAATTTATCACTGACAGTAGAGGTAATAGAGTCTCTGCGGTCGTGCCGATTGAACTGTTCGAAAGACTAACTCAAGATAGCGATATCGACGAGTTATACGAGCCTGTTCAAAGCGAAACCGGCACATCTGATGACGTTCTATATCCAAACGACGTTATCAACATTCTTGCAAAGAAGGATTGCACCATGCAGGCTGCATGGCGTATCTACAGAGGCTTAACACAAAAACAAGTCGCTGACGCATTAGGTATAAAGCAATCTACAGTGTCGGAGTTCGAGAAGTCAGAGCGTCCTCGCAAAGACAACATTGAACGGCTAGCTACACTGTATAGATGCAGTCCTGAACAACTTACTCTCGAGTAAAGTAAAACATGCCCCGGAAACGGGGCATTTTTTATGTTTACCAAATAGCTACTGCTGACTACTCAAAAACTTCTCAATCATTTTGTTGTACTCTCCCACTGGATCAAATCTTATTTTTGTCGTATTCACACCGTGTACATCGCGCATCTTCAGCCACAACTTATCAGTTGATGTCGGTTCCTTTCGCGTGATCAGATCACCGCGTCTATTTGCCCGGTACACAGTACCATTGACAGTCAAACGCCCACCCTCAATGAGTGAAACCGCCTGGGCTCGCCCAATATCAATCCGGTGAATTGCAGCCTCATCAATCAGGCGTTCTATAGCTGGCTGCAAATGCCGCTGCTTTTCCCGCTCTGATACAAATCTACCGCCCACCCGGTCTACTGCCACCCGCCAGGCAACATCCAACTCACTATCTAGAACGTATGGAGATTCATTTTTATGACGGGCTGGCGGGATTTCCCGTAAGCGTCGCAATAGTCGCCGCCGCTGGGCGTCATCCATGCTGTCAAAGTCGGTAATTTCTTCTTCTCGATCTTCTGTCATACCCTCTTCATGCAACCTCAAACTGTTTGTTTTTTGGTCTTCCGTAGAGTTATTGACAGAACTCCAAGCGTCGCCGGAGGGCGACGAAGGAAGGTCAACCCCCAAACCAGCGGCATTTGTTGCCCCGGTTTTCTGGTTGGCTTTAGCGCGGATAGTCCACTTAACTAGACGTGTGCAAATGCGTGAAACTTCACCCAAGCGCGGCGACCAAACGCCATAAACCTTTTCGGGGATCTCACAGTAATCATTCATTTCATCGGCTGGCTGATAGGCCAGGCGCACAACATAATTTTCGCGCGGGATCAGGACACCGCCCTGATAATTGATATAACTGGCAAAACATCCAACATCAGCCGCAGCACATACAGCATCCATCGCAGCATCAGAAAGAAGCGACGCGCCACGCTTGAAGGTGTTAGCAATCTTTTGCTGTGCGGTAAGTTGATTGCTCAATTTACGTAATTCTCGATATACCGTAACTGGCGGCTGGCCTAGCGGCTGAAACTGGCGAATCCGATGAAGTGACGCCCAGGCCATCGCATACTTAGCCGTTTCATTTAGTGGCTTTCCTGTTTCAGTATCCAGTTCACCGGCAAGGGCATGACCATCAATATTTTTAGAAATGTACTTAGCAATGTAAGCAGTTGCCGAACCTTTGCGCGGGTCCATTTTTTTAGACTTAAAACGCGCGTCTGTATTGCGGCCTAACTCTTCCCGATCCTCTGCAATAAAGTATTTACGCAGGATCGCAACCGTGGCTTTAACTTCTGATTGCGGCATGAATAACAACGCGTGCCAATGTGGTGTTCCATCGTGGTGTGGCTCGGCTACACGAAAACCATATGGGCGCAAATCATTACGTTTAAGCGCTGAAGTCGCACGGCTCCAGACCTGGCATAAATAACGCTGTGCTTCAGAAACAGTTGAGTGATTCCACTTCGCGTTATGATGCCCAGATTGAATATTGCTGTGGTATTTGGAAGGACAAGTGATAGTTAAGAAAATGCCAACATCGCCGCGCTGTTGCGCGACCATTTCAACCCCAGCCATGCGAGCCATTAACTCATGGCGACGTATAGCCGGATTAGACGTTGATTTGTTGATCATGTCTTCTAATGATGAAACGTTACCATCTTCATCAACAAGCTCATGACTTTTAAAGAAATCGCGATTTTTGCGGCGCTGTTCCTGCCACTCAATAAGGCTTGATGCACTGACATAGGCATGGGCTTTTTTATTTACCGCGCCAACTGCTCGCAATTGGTTTTCACGCCAATCACAACGTAAACGCCAGATTTTACGCCCCCACCAATCAGGTGATGACATACGCAATATTGCGGTGAAGATACGTTCCCGATCCCACTCGCCGCCCCATGCCGGAGGCACAACACGTAATGACAACATTTCACGCCCCAAATGCTGATGCAGCCAATCGAGGTCATCATTACTCATCGTTTCCACGTCTAATCCCAGAGCTTCGCACTCGGTTTCAAACATTTCAGCAAGACGGTTAGCGATCTCATAGGCAGCGCTCAACGCTTCTTTTTTGGTGAAGTCTGCCAGCCGCGCCCAACGCCCGCGCCAGTACGCGGCAAGTTCACTATATGCGTGTTCATCTACGCCCTGGCGACCACGGACAATATCAAGACGCAGCAATGATTTTTTCACCGTTCCCATGAAAAAATCATTGATGTGTCGTTCTCCACGGTTAGCCCGTAACCACTGAATTTTTTTTCGCCAAACTTCACGAATGAAAAAAGGCTCATCAGCTAAACGGGATTCAATACCATCTGGCGTATTAGCCCATTCAGCCGCTTCCTTTAATAAAGCCTCATGATTCTGATGAACAATCTCTTTATAGATATCTAGCGATAGGCCGCGTTTTTCCTGCTTATCCAGATACTGGATTAATGCATTGCGATCACGAACATCGGAGGGGTTATAGCCAGCACGTTTGAAAAGCTGGTTAGCGTATTTTTCAAAAGCAGGATGAGACGACGCCGCCCCAAAAACAGGGGCAGGTTGCTTAACATCGTCAACATATGGGCCAACCGATGGGCGTGGTGCGTTCCAGGGCCAGGCAAAATCAGTCATCAGACTGGCCTCAAACTAGTACAACATCGCCGGGCTTAATTTCCCGTGCGTCGCGTTCTGAGTAACTAATCAGATCAGTGTTGCTATAGCCGCACTCGTTAAACACCTCAACGTGCGTAATCCAGAAATTACGGCTCTGGCGTATATTCAGAACCTTTGTAACTACCGCTTCGACTGTATTCATCAGAAAGGCAAGCCCCCATCAAATCCAGCAAAGGCATCGCGATCCCAGCGCGCCCACTGCCCTTTAAGTCCAACTTCTTCCGGCTCAGGGAAAAACCAACTGGTGATGATTTCACCCATATAGATTTCGTTAACTTCAATCAGGAGCGCATTACTCCCTTCTTTCTTAACCAGTTGTCCCAAAATGGCGGTTATCTCCAGCCTTCTTTTACTTGCCATAGGAAATCACCGAGTAATCAGCACCTGATACAGCTGGATCAAAGCCCATAAACAGAACGCGACGCTGAGGCAATGAGCCGATCACTTCTTTAGCTGCACCCCTCGTAGCTGCATTTGCACTGATAGAGCGATTTACCGTGATTTCATGTAAATCAAAGGGGTAATAAATTTCGCGCGTGGCGGGTGCATCGCTATTGGAAATCACGACTGGAAGGCCGCACTTTTCATTTACACTAATTAACGCCTTTACTAGTTGGCGATGCTGTTCGGCTGCAAAGGTGCCGCTGTGGTATTGGGTAAAATTAGCGGTTTTGCTAGCTGGTAAATAAGGGGGATCGCAGTAAATAGCACAACTCACCCCTTCTATAACTTGCAGGGTTCTTTCGAATGGCGAGCACAAAAAAATAGTCTTTGTGTCGTTGGCTTTTTCAGCGAACTGGCGGATCTCTAATTCAGGGAAGTAAATGCTTTTGTACTTACCATAAGGCACGTTATAACCGCCTCTACTGTTGTAACGGCACACACCGTTATAACCATGACGATTTAGATACAGAAAAAAGGCGGCACGTTCTTCACCTTGCGGTAATGCATTAAATTTTTTACGGAATTCTGTATATGCTTCTTGCGTGTTGCCCGCCATAAACATGGCTCGAGCAATGGTGATAAATAACTCTGGATCTTTTTTTACAGCCCGATATAAACCGATTAAATCAGGATTAATATCTGCAAGGATATAGCGGCGATAATCCGTATTTAGAAATACAG